CTTGTAAGAGTCCTAATATATCTGAACGATATTCTGCTAATTCATTATCTATAATAATATCCCAATCTTTATCATCAGATACAGTATCTTTGTATGTTTCCAATATTTGTCTTGCGAATTCCTCTTTGTCTATAATTAAATAATTTCCTTTGTCTAATACTTCATTAAAACTTTCATTTATTTCAGTTTCACCCAAGTATTCGATGATTGCATAATTTCTGTAATTCATTGTTTTTTCCTCAATCTGTTTCGATTTCTTTCTTGCTTAATTCTTATCATTTCTTTATCTAATTTCCAGTATACTTTTTCTATTAATTTATCTTTAATTCGCATTATATCACCAAAAAATAAATTTGAGAAGTTAAAATTCAAGAACTTCTCCATTCAAGTCATAGTAATCTATGCCATAACTCATTTCTCTGAATTCTTCGCCATAGATTCTGCCGAATTTTCCATATTTGGCTTCAATATCGTTATCCCATTCTATTTCAACATCATCACAATTGATAAACATACCCACTAATTGTGTATGTTTAGTTTTTGAATTAAAATGTGTTTTGATTCGTTTTGTAAACTCATCTCTTGGTAGTTCTTTGAAATATACTTGGTTTCCATCTTTGATGGCATATATTTCAAAATCAAGTCCACTATTCCAACACATTGATTTACAAACTCTGATTTCCATATATTCTTTATCTGTATAACTGCTAATCAAGTACCAAGCCATAGTGTAGGCACAAGCAATTTTGATGTCTTCTTCTCTTTGTTTATCAATCATAGGCATTTGCATTAATAACTCTGTCATTTTTAACAACTCTTTAATATTTAACATTAATTCCATTTTCATCTAAAATATCTTCTACTACATCTCTTACATCGTGTAAGAATATTTCAGTTTCTTTTCTTATTTCTTCCCATACTTCATCGATGGAAATTTCTTTTTCTTCGCCAATCATTAATTCGTTTGCACATTCTTGTGCTATTTCTTCTACATATTCTTTTAATTCCATATATCTCACCTTATAGATTTAGGGGATTAAATATCCCCTATATATTTATAGATTTTATCATTTTGGATGATATAATCTTCTGTTATTTTTCTTAAAGTTCTCATAAATTGTCTTAAACTTTTTGCTCCACATCTCATATCAATTTCTGAAAGAATTGGTGGAATTTCTTCCTTTCTTTCTTTCATTCTCTTTTTGATTGTATCATTAAAAGCAAATACAAGCCCAGTATATGGTATAAAATCAATTGCATCACTTATAATGATTCTTTTATCTTGAGTGGATAGGAAATTTGGGCAACCTACAATTTTCATTCTTTTGTTGATTTCATCAACTAATGATATATCGTAGTTACAATCTTTATGTGCATTTTCAGATATATATTTTGCTAATGATATTAACTCATCATTATTTGCACACCAGTCGAAATTCATTGCATTTCCTAATGCTTTGAAGATAGTATAAGCAATGATAATGTCACATTCAAATGTGGTTTCATTGCTTGTGTTTTGTTCGCTTATATAAAGTCGGTTTTCAGTCCAATAGAAATCCAATAACCCCCAACTATGGATTGTTTTTAATAATTCTAGCATAATATCACCATTAAAAATGATAGGATGATTATCCTATCGTTACAAATATGTTATCTTTTTCTTCTTGAGTTAATTCATCAAGAATATCCTCAAGATAGTACTCAAAGGCTTTTCTTAATCCTTTGGTGTCTTTTTTGTCTACAACCACTTCATTCATGAATTCATCATGAAATCTAACTGGTAACATTTTTAAATAGTCTTTGATATTCATATCAATTATTCCTTTTTTATTTATCATAATATTATTATAAAAAATAAATTTAGAAGAATTAATCTTCTAATAATTTGCTTATTTTAATTCTTACTTCATTATATAATGCAAAACCACATTTATCAAGTGCTTCAACTATATCTATTTCTCTGTTTTTAGGAATATCAATATAGTCTTCTACATTTCTTGAAACTTCTTCAGAAATTTCATATTTATCTGCTAATTTACACATTTGTTGTTTGTATTGTTTAACAAATAAATGTGGTTCTTCTAATTCTGTATATCCATTGTGTTTTCCTTGAAATCTGTTTAGGATTTCATAATCAAATAATAATTCATTTTTATCCATTTCAATCATCTCATTTCTATTCTTAATCTTTTATTTTCGGGTAAATAATATTTTTCAAGTTCTTGTTTTATTTTATCAAAATTACATCGTGGATGTAGTATAATTTCATCGTTAAATTGGTAATCACCTTTTCTGCCATTGTATCGTAGATTTGGGCAAATTTCTGCTTTTGGAAATATTCTGATATTATCAAGTGACAGTCTAACATTTCCATATTCATCAATGTATGTTTGTTCACTTCCATTATTCATATCATAGTTTATTTGTTTTATTATTTCTTTAACTGTTTGTTCTGTGATGTATTTTTGTCTTTTGTACTTGAATTTTTCTTCAATTATTTTTTTATTTGCTTGTCTTTCTACTTTCCAGTCTTCCATTATAATACCCCCATTTCTTTGTATTTGTCATACACTTCACAAAGTGTAGTGTTTTTGTACACAAAAGGAATTGTTTCTTTTCTATTTCTGTGTCTATTTTGTACTATAACTCTACCATCTATTTCGCTCATAATCCAATTATCATTTTTAAAACTAATCATTTAAATTCCCCATTTTAAAATATGTTGGGCTTATTGAAGCCCAAACATTTCTCCTATTTTTTTTCTTATTTCGTGTTCATCTTTGCAGTCTTCAACATCTACATTGTATGATGCAAAGACTATTTTGCAGTCTTCGATTTCTTGCTCTGTGAATTTGTATTCTTTTTCAATTAGAACACTTGTTCTTTCAAATTCCATACAAATCCCAAGAGTGTTATTTAATCCATATTTTCTAGCCATATCCATATTGATAACATTCTCTGTTTTTATATCTTCAAATCTATTGTACACATCTATTTCTTGTGCGATAGATTCGATTAACTCTTCTGCTTTTTCAATTGATTCTGTAAGGTCTGCACCATCTTCAAATTTAATTAATCCCTCATACATTTTGAGTAATTCATCATCAGAATATCGATGTGGCATTCTTTCAATTGAAGTACATACTCTTTCATCTGCTCTAATCAATGCGATTAGGAATTGAAGTTTTCCAAAGTTTTGTGTATTAGTTATCTCCATTTATCTCACCTATAATATAATATAATTAGTTATTAGTCGCAAAAATCGTAATTTGGGTAATTTTCACATTTCATTGCGACAGTTGTCATTTTGCCATCTTCATTTTCAACAATTGTAATGCAGTCGAAATCATCATCGACTTGTGTTTCTTGCTTACCTATTTCATTTTGTAGTTCAATTCGCATAATATCACTCAAAAATTAAATTAGAAGATTTCTATAATGAAATCTCCATCTTCATCTACTCTTATATCGGTAGATTGGTAGTATTCATCATCTCTGTTGTCTTTTACGAAACATTTTATTTCGTGACCTTTAAGGTTTTCAAGTATTCCTTTAAGGACTGCTTTTTTTCGTGCTTGTATGTTTTCAGTTACAGTTGCCATTATTACACCACATAATTATTTAAAATCCAGTATATAATTTCATCTTTATCTTCATCTGCAATGAAGTCAAATGAATTATCGTAGAAGTCATAAAGATGGTCAATTACATCTACGAAGCAATCGATTAGAATTACTTCTGATTCATCAAAATCAATAAGTGCTACATCTTCTGAATAGCAACTTAATTGTTGATGCACATTTGACATTGCAATATGACTGAATCCACTTTCTTGGCAGATTTTGACTAGATTATCTTCATCTTTTTGAGATTTGATATCTACAATTTTTAATTGTCTACTTGTATTATTCATTATTTGTTCGATAACTAATTCACAAAGTTTTCTTTGTAAATCTTTATCGTGTAATTCACAAAATTCATAACAGACATCATATAATCTTATTTTTAATAATTTTTTCCAGTTTATCATCATTTTTATTTTTTCTTGATTTCCCATTTTTACACCTTTTTATTTTGATATTTATTCATTACAACAACAACAAAGTTCTTTAAATTCCATTTTTAGTTTAATGAAATCTATTTCATCAAATACAGTTGATAAATCATTGTATATGATGTATAGTTTATTATTATCTATTGATTTTAATTCTTGATTAGTAAACAAGTAGTATTTCACTTGAATATGATTGTATTCTGCTAATACATCAATAGATTCAATGATAATATGACTATTTGTATATATCGAAAAGTCATCTTGTTTTTTGAATAATTCTTTGATTGCTTCCCATTGTTCAATAGGATGTTTATCATTTTCAAGATACATAATTGTATCTTGTGGCATTTGTTTTTTGTCGGCTTTTAATCCGACATACACTTTAATTTTCATATTTATCACCAGTATTCGGTGTTTAATACACCAAATCTTGAAAATTTTCCATCGGCAGTAATAAAAGTACAATGGCATTTATCACAATGGAACTGTTCAAATCTTACATCTATTGGAGTTCCACCTACAATTAATGAAGCAGTATTTCCACAATTTGGACATATTGCTTTTGTCCTTATAATTTGGTCACCATATGTATATGATGATATGATTTTTGGTTTAAAATTAAAATTTTCATTCACCTATAACAACTCCTACATTTCCATAATTATGGAGAATGTTTTCGTGTTTTGTAAGTTCTTCGTATCTGAAGACTTCAAAACATATTTCGCTACCATCAAAGTTCTTATCCCAATAATGGTAGTTTTTATAACCATATCTCTCAAGAAATCTTGTCAATTTCTTGAGATACTTTCTGTTGAGAGTGATTTGATAGAACATTCTCATTTTATCATCTCCTCTGTGAAGATGGTGTGAGTCTGTTTCTTTTTCTTTTGTCTGCTTCTGCTTTATCAATTGGTTCATTCCACAATTGATAGCAGACAAAAATTATTGCATAAATGGATTTTTTGATGTTTTTAAGGAGATTCATTAAAAATCCCCCTTATAAACTTCTTCTTCAAATTCATCTATGTTTTTTTGTTGCATTATTGCTTTAGATAGAGCCTTACTGAAGAAAAACAGTCTTTCTTTGTTTGGCTCTTCTTTCAGAAGAACAGTATATAGATATGAAAAAGGTAATTCGTTTTCCTTGAGTGCCTCTTTCATTGTATCCCATAATTCTTTTGCCCAACCTTGTTGCTTTGTGGTTGAGCCATATTCTTTGTATTCTCCATCGATAACAGAGAATATACTATATCGCATCTTATTGCTATCTTTTTCAATAGGACTGCAGTCTAAATAGACTTGTCCATTTTTTATTTCGGTTTTGGGGTTGACCCAATCGCCAATAACCCCATAACCATTTTGTTGTCTTTCATTTAAACTATTTACTGTTTTCGCCCACCCTTTAGGCTTTGAGCGATTTCTTCTGATGTTGTTTTCATCAGATTCAATTATTTTTTTAAATTCCATTTTTATCACCTTTAATAATCCATTCCTAATGGAATGGCTCTTGCTTCTGCAATTGCTTTATCTCTTGCAGAAGTTTCTTTTTGCTTTTTTGCTTCCATTTTTAATTCTACAAGTGTCTTGTGTTCAAACACTTGCATTCTATCTTCATTGAATTCAGTACCACGATGTCGCATTACTTTGCGAACATTTCGCATAATAATAGAAGTGCCGAATTCATATTCAACATCCTTTGTTGTCCACCATCCAGTTTCTTTGCTTTTGTGTTCGGCAAAGTCACATCTAGTACCAGTATTTTTGTACCATTTGTTGTATGCTTGTCCGAATGAAAGTTCGGAAAAGAAATCGCATACGATTTCAAAGTTGGTACGATATGTGTAGACACTTTGAAAAGTGCCTACTGGGTATTTTTTATCTCTCATATACATTCTGATGTACATTTTGCCATCAGAAAATAATGGGACTGGAAGAAGCCATTTATCTTCGGATTCTTTCATTTTTTTGATTAGTTTTTTCATAATATCAGTTCTCCTACCCATTTTGGGTAAAATCCAGTCAAGGAACTGCCCCTTGTGTAATCCCTATCGGAACTGGATTAATACACAAAAAAAGTAAATTGTGTTTAATATATTAATTTAGATGGATATTTAGGCTGATAATTAGCCTTTTTCCATCTTTTTCGGCTTCCATAACAACAATCAATTAATCCCAATTCGATGAAAGGGATTTGTTTGGCTATTTTTTCGCCAAACTCCCCATACATCAGAAATAGGTCATTCATTGCTTCTATGAAGAAGTATTCTGCTTCGTAGAGTATTTGGTCACGATAGTCTTCTTCTTTGACATCGCAACCACCATCAAATAGACCAAAATAGTTTATTATGTGGACTAATTGTTTTTGGGGATATTTTTCGGCTATTCTGAATAATTTCAGAGCCATTTTTTCTTTTCTATTTATTTCATATCCCCATCGGTCTGTTGCGAATTCGTAATTTCGCAGTATTTCAATGTCCTTTTGGACATATTTAGGTTTATTCACCTTAATCATCACCTTTATTTTTTTATTGCAGAGTTTCTCTGCGAAGCCCATTGTGGGAATTGAACCCACATACACCAGTATGGGTTAAATCAAGGCATCTGCTCTCTCCATTTCCAAAAACCCTTGAGAATTGGCTATAGAGCGATCGCCTTGATTTTATGGCTTTTCTGAAGTAGAGAAGCCCTTAAAAGTCATATTCGAATGTAAAACGATATAATATATCGTTTTTCTCAAATTGAATATTTTTAAATGCATCAGAATTCCACAATTCTGCAGTTTTATCTTCAATATAGAATGTGATTCCAATTTTTTTGCCATCTGAAACCACATCCCTTTTTTCTACGAAACCACATTCAATGTGGTTTCCATAGATTCTTAAAGAGTCTCCTTGTACTGCAACATCGTTAATTCTGATGTTCTTCAAGTTTCTGATTATTTCTTCGCCAGAATGCACTTTATCGTGCATTTTGACTTCCATAATTTTACTAACTAAACTACTTTTACTTGTTGGCAACTCCATTGTCACAGTTTTCATTTTATAATTCTCCTTTAGTTTAAATCTTTGCTCTCTGCAAGTTTGACCTTGCTTACTTGCAGAATCAGTTTCTGATTCCCAAGAAAGAGAACATAAGAATAAGAAAAAATAAAATAAGAAAAATGGACACGAAATTGAGCAAATGTGTATAGAATGTCGCCACTCCACAATAAAAAACAGTCTTCATTCTACTAATCATCAATTTTTCCCACAGATGCAATGCTTTTCGCCATCAACGGGGGCTTTGATGAGTTTTCGCCAATCCGACTTGAATTCCCAAATTAGGGCGATTTTTGGAAAAAACTACTCTGATTTCTCTAAAAAAAGTTTACCCCAATTTCGTGCTTCTATGCTTGATTTAACTGGCAAATCGCTTACTATTTCAGTCTCACTTGCCACACACACAGAAAAACTGTGCCGAAAACCGATTTCCACTTCTTTCTGTAATTTCAAGTTTTCAGTATCATTGAAGCCCAACTCATATCATCGAAAGACTTTCAGAATCGCTTGTGCGATTTTGAACAGAAATTTCCACGATGCAGAGCCAGTTAAGACCAAGCACCTCATCAAAGCCAACTATAGACAGACTACTACAGACCCTTGTGGTTTTTGATGCTCTTTCAAGCCCCCTACCATCGATTCTGAACAGAAATCGAAAGGAAAAATGCAGAAATCACAAAATCAAGGTGATTTGGGCATAAATGCCCAATTTGCCCCAGTAGGGTCTGCAAAATAGCCAACCTTGGACTCACACCCCTTGGATTTAAAAAAGGGATTGCCATTCACCGAACCTTTGTTTTATCTTGAACTCCATATCTTGATTGTACTCCTTGACTCCCTATGAGTCTTTGCTCTTATTTTGTAGGGCATCCTATATATAGTTTTCTGACTCAAAAATTACATCAATGCTTATTTTTGTACAATTACCCCCTCAAATTGTACATTTTTGTACATTGAATTTTTTCTGAAATTTTGCCCAAAATTAAAAAATTCCAAAAAACCTCAAAAAAATAATCAACGATACAAGCCAAATAATCCAAATGCTGGAGATTACTTGCTTTCTTGCTTTATTAATTGTAGATAAACATTATTTAATTCAAATCTCTTTATTTATTGGTTTATTGCTTCAGTAACCTTATTTGGTCAGACTTTATTTTTAAGATAAAAAATGAATCCAATGTAATGCCAAAAAAAGTTTGGAAGAAATAAAGCAACACAGAAAGAATCTGAATGAATAAAGAAAGGATGCAAGAGATAATAAAAAAATAAAAGATAAAAAGAAAGAAAATAAGATTTAAAAGGATATACTACCCCATTCTTTTGAGGTATTGTTTTTTGAAATAATTGTAATTAGGGATAAAATCTCTAAAAACAATTTTAACTCTTTTACTTCCACATTCTGCATTATATCCTTGAGCCAAATAATCATCTGCAGATGGAAAGCCAAGTTCTTTGGCTATACTGTCATTTAAATCAATATCTATATTAAATTCAGTTACTGATTCTATAACTGCAGAGCCAAAATGCCCTAAAGAATAGTTACACATAAATTTGACCCTTTTGCCTACTTTTATATTAAAAGTAGGCTTTCGTAAAGTCATAGTTTTTTGATTTAACATTATTTCCTTAATGTTTTCTTTCTTAAAAGAAATTGTACTTTGTTTTCGCATAAATAATCACCATTTCATATGGATATAGATATTATTCCAGTATTAGGATAATATCATCAATTATAGGATATGCTATCACATATCCACTCTCACAGAGAGCCATAGCATAGTAAAATGCTATTTCGGATTCTTCTATGCCCAGTTTTCTGCAGAAAGTGGACATTTGCTCCCCATCATCAAAAACATCAAAGTAATAAGATAATTCTTCTTTGATATCTTTTTTTCTTAATTTGTTTAGGAATCGAAGAGAGTATTTTATTTCTTCTCCATCTTCAAAGCATTTGCAGTTGTCTATTGTATTTGCTACATCATCAGTAATGCCTAATTTTTGGCATTTCTTGTAGAATTTCTTGTTTTGCTCTGAATCTTGGTTTATTGTCTCTATTATGCAATACTGGTATTTTCCATAGGCAAATCGTGTTCTAATGATTATATCTAGTTTATTTATTCTGAATCTATATTTATTGATTCTTTCATATCCAAGGAAATTATTTCCCAAATATGAAATCTTTTCTTCTGTTTCTATTGCTTCTGCATCTGCTTTAATTATAATGCTTAATGCATCGTAATATTTCTGTTTTTGGGATAAATCGCAGTTTTCTGCTAATTTAACCAGTTCTTCTTCTGTTTTGTATATCATTTTGAATCACCTTAAAAATTGAGTATGGCTCATTTTGAGCCATCTCTTAACTTGGTTATTATTTTATTTGCTTTTAAACATTGTTTACAAGTTGGGCAATGTCCTTTGCATACTAAATATCCTTTTGCTATGTATTCATCCATCTTTTCTTCTGGAACTGCCAAATAATGATTTTTGGAAGTTCTACCCAAAGAATCTCTTATAATTAGATTATTAGGTATTGTATTTGATTCTATATAGTCTAAAACTTCATAATTTTTTGTATACCCATAAAATCTTACTGCAGAACATAGTTCTGCAACTTTGCAGACTTTCAAGAATGTTTCTAAATCATTAAACTCTCCCTCTTGGTCAATTCTTACAATTTTGACCTTATGGCTTATAATATCCTCTGCAATTGTTTCTGCAGTATTGCTTAAGCCATAAATGGCTTTTGCAATCTGGTGCTTTGTAGCACTTGGATTTCTACAAGCCTTGTAAGCATAGCAATGCTTACAGAAGTCACATCTGCCGTTTGCTCTGTTTGGGCAAGTTATTCCAGTATCAAAGTTTAGAATTAACCAGTCTTTGGCTTTAAGTTTAGCATCTGGAGTAAATATTGATTTCTTTGGGTTATAGTTTTCCCTTTGAAGAATATACTCGAATGCTTCAAGTTTTTCTTCTTTTGGGGCTAATTGGAACTCTTCTGAGTCCAATAGTTTCCTTATGTCTTTATTTTCAAAAGTTATCCAATATGCTTGGTTTGGGGTAACCCCATCTTTTCTGTATGCTATTTTTTCTCTTTTAGGCAGTTTTTCTGCTTTGTTTTTTAAATTTTTCATTTTATTCACCTTTAATTTAAATTTAGGGATATTTTAGCCAAAAACAAAATTAAGGATAGTCTGAAAAAGTCCTTAATTTATGGTTTAAATTGAATTTTAACTGCATTTAACAGCCAAAATTCAACAGGCTAAAATTAAAAGCCCTTAATAGTTAAAAAAGTTCTAAAAAACCTTTAAAAACTTAATTAACTAATTATTAATAGGCTTTTGAAGTATATAAACCTATGGTTTTTTACTGTAATTATTATATAGAGGCAACATTTAGTTCGTACACATACGAACAATAGATCCAATCTCGATGCTATGGGCTTTAAATTTGATTTAGAGTCCAATTTGGGCTTCGTTCCATTGATATTTTATTGCACATCGATGGTCGAAATGCAAGACGTTTGCATATCGAAAAATTTATGTTCGTATGCATACGAATAAAAATTTAGCCTGAAGTCCGAGGATCTGAAATAAGGATTCTCCTATTGTTTCTGCTTATTCTGGATTGTTTTTGCAGGTAATTGGTTAAAAAAAAGATTGTCAGTAATTGAAATTGTTTCCAAATTAATAAGATTCTTTCCATTTTAAAAATATTGCCAAATATTAGATTTTAAGTAAAAAAACAGCATTATAGGGCTTAAAAAAGATATTAAGGAATTTTAAAAGGTTTTAAACCTTAATCGCACGTGCGAATAAAAAAAAATAAAGGCATTTAGCCTTTATTTATTGAATTTCATTACTATTATAGGATTTCTGAGCCTTAAATAACCGTTTTCACGGTGAATTGGTCTCCAGAATCCAATTAGGTAGTAATTCTTGATTTCAAACCACATTTTATCACCTTTTTTGTTATTTTTTGCAGATTAACTCTAAAAATTGAATTAAATGGAGAATATTATACTAATGTTTCTCCATTCATCATAAACCAGTCTATTTCAACGAACCACACTTTATTGTATTTGTAGTGTATTTTTAGAGTCAAAATGAATTGTTTTTCAAAATTGAACCAAGTTTTGGTTCTGATTTTGTTGTTAGTAGTCTCTTTTACTTGGAAATGTCCACAGGCTACCAGATAATCCATAGATGCATCAACATAATTAAATACATTGATTAATCTTTGATATGGGTTCACATCTTCGTTTACTGAACCTATAGCCTTTGATACATTATTCAATTCTAAAATTGAATCCACAAAATCTTTTGATAGTGTTTTAACTTCTTGTTTGCAGTTGGTTTTTATTTGGGATGTTCTAAATCTGCCTATCCAAGTGTTTGAGTCAATAACATCTATAACTTTTGAAACAGGCTGATGTGCGATTGTTGTTCGTGGTTCTGACTCTGGTTCGTCCCAGATTGTGACAATAGTCAAGTCTTCAACGACTTCTGCTAATTCTACTGCGAATACTTCGGATAAATCTTTTTTAATCCAAGTTATGTTTCTTAATTCTTTTACTGTTGGGTTTTTAGTGTTGTTTTTCATATTAATCAATTCTCCATGTTTTTTTTTAAATTTAAAAGGATATTAAGTGACTTTTGGCTAAAGTCACTTGGAAATTTAAAGGCTCATTAGAGCCTTGATTCAAAGTAGGAAGCCATATATTTGAGGTTTTCAATGTAGGCTTCCATTTTAACTCTTCTGAGTTGTTCTGGACTCAATACATCTTCAATTTTGAGATTTGAGCCTTTGTCGTGGTCTACAAAGACTGTAGTTAAGTCTACTCTGTTGTCTTTACAATATGGACAAGCAGAGCAGTTTCCTACGCATAATCTCTTTGTTGGGTCATTGTATGCTTCCATAATAGCCTTACGGGTAGGCTCTATGGTTTCAGTAGTCTTTACTCCCTCCATTTGCTTATTGGAGAGATTTAACTTAATATTAGACATATTTTGAGCCATTTTAATTAGTTTTTTGTTTGAAGTGTAACTATAAGGTATTACACTATCAACGACCGCAGAGGCTATTAAATCACATTTTACGAACGCTTCTTCGTTGTAGAAGCATCCTGTCTCATTAAATCTGAGATTATGGACATTGTGCTTCTCAATATACTCTGTTAGTTGATTAACTAACTCATTGATACTCAATCTGTTAAACACTATGTAATTGATTGTGCTTTTGAGTAATTTTGTGGGATATTGGTTGTCATCCCTCAAGGCATAGCACCTAATGTTTATGTCTTGTTTTACTCCATCTATGAATAGTGGAGTAGTTTGCACGGTGCAGTGACCATTTTTACATTCATTGCAGGCTAATGCTGGACTTATGTCCAGATTCACGGTGTCTGAGCCTGTTTTACGGTTAGTACCTAGTATAATTCTATTATACATTAAATACTCTTTTCTAGGTGTTTTTTGGCTTCTAACTCCATATTTTGCCACCCATCGGTCTATAATAGCCATTAATCGACCAATTTCTTCATCTGAACCACTGTAATCAATGGTTTTTGAGATGTCTTGTTTTAACTGTTCGAATTCTTCATCTCTTTCTTTTGCTTTCTTGGTTTTTCTTTTAGCCATGTTTTATGCCTCCATTTTAATATTTGAGTACTTTTTAGCATATATTATATATATATAGATATATACCAATAAAAGCCCCACGGGGGGTATTTGGCTCCAAACGCGCAATTTAGGCTTTGTTTGGAGAAATAACCTCCAATTTGAAGTCAAAATTAAATTTTGACTGTTATTCATCCTTAGATTTTATCTAAAAATGAATATAAATTATTAAGATTACACTATTATATAAATGTTTTTAGAGTAAAATTAAAAAAAACAAGCAGATTGGAGTGGAATCAAGCAGAAACAAGTAGAAAACAGAGAAAAAAAGAAAAGGACAGCAGAGAGCCTGCAAATCCTGAAAATAAGGACTCAGCACCGAGATTGAGCAAAATTTGCCTAAGTGCAATTGTCAGATTGGTAATTTTCGATTGCTGTCCTACATAATTCCCCCAATTCAAACCAATCTTTAACCTCATCTACCCCAAAACAAGGTGTCCTACTTGCTTTCTTTCTTACTTTCTTACTCAAATCCATAGTACAATTAGCAGCCTCCTTAGTCTTCCAATCAACTTTAACACCAGTTTGATAACTACGACCAACACCAATCTTACCATTCTTCTGAGTAACATCAATCAAAGCATTGGGGCCAAATTTACTCCAATATCCCCCAAATAAATCCGTACGAAAATCACGAACAAGTACGTCAGTACCAAAGTGTCCTACAGCTTCAACAACATCCAACCAATTATCACACACAAAATAAGGCACAACATCACCCCCAACAGCCCAAAATTGCTTTCTTGCTGACAAACTTTCTTTCGCAATTGTACGATGCCCCACGGCTGCACAATCTAATACAAACCACTCCCCGCCAATCTCAGTCTCCAAGAAATGACCGTTATTTCTTGCTTGCCATCTTAATTTCTTACTAAAAGGGCTTACAACCACAGGAAAAGTAGTACCAGAAACATAATCACTAATCTCAGGAAACTTCTTAATATCGCAAGAAAGCAATAAAGGACAAGAAAACCGGATATTTCGCTTAAATTTCGTAAAAACATGACACAAAATGTGAAAAATAGCATCATCACCCTGCAAATCATACACAAAAAGAGCCGAATCTATATCACAAAACAAATTATCATCATCACGTAAATCCTCCAAAAATTGCCTAAAATCATACTTTTTCTTACGAATTTTCATCATCTGACTCTTAGATTTTTTAGGAAAATGAAAATCATCCTTAATAACAGCCATCAAATGCGTATAATTATTAGGCATATCCCTATCAAAACGCAATTTTACACCATTATCTAAACAAAAAAGACAAACACCAGCCGCAAAAGACAACATACGACCATAAATATTATCATCCATAGCACGATGCATAAAACTCCCCACCTTTATCTCATAATTAATAATCTCATCACGCATCGCACGTCCACTACCATCAGTATAAAACTCATATCCACTAGGACCAGTTAATTTAGGCCACAAACGAGGCTCATAAGCATGCCCAAGTTGCTCAGCCATCTTAAAAAGGTCCATCTTCGTAGGAGCCATATCACACACCACCAAACTTCGTACTTGCTTTCATACCTGCTTGCCTAAGATAAGACTCCACAGTACGCACATTTATATCCATTTCAGAAGCAATTTCGGCATTAGAAAAGCCCATTCTATGCAATCTAGCGGCCTGATTCACTCTATGATTACGATTTTGCGTCCTAACATCATCAATATCATCATGATTGTTTTCAGACAAAAAACGTTGCAATTTAGACCTCGAAACCCCCAAAATATCAGAAATTATCCTCAAACTATATCCCGAATCATGCAAAAACACTACTTTTTCCCAAATATCACCAGAAAAATCCTTAATATCATTCTTTGCATTTTCAAGTCGAACATCATAATTTTCCGCCATAATCACCAATCCTCTTAAAATTTATATTCATTTTTGACAAAACATCCAAAGGATGACGACTTTCATCATAAATAAAATAATCTTCAAGGAATTTTTCCTTTTCAATATAATCTTCACTCGTCATTCCACTCACATTTACTGAAATCTCAATATTCAATAAAAAATCATCATTATCTGACCTTTTTAGCTGAACAAACCCTGCATCGCCAAACATAGCACGAACATAAGTCGGTAACATCACTAAAAAATGTCCTACATTTTCGCTTAACATAATAATTAATAAATTTCTAAACTATATAAAAGTAGGACACTGAGAAAAAATAGAACTATATATATATGTTTCTCCTAATATATAAATATTATGGCAAAAAAAACTGATGACCCATCAAGTGTAACAGAAACAATAACAGTAAAAGCAAAACCATCAGGATATAAATCCTCAACATATTATCCTAAAGGATGTACTAAAACTTGGAAAAATTGGTGTCCACAATGTAAACGAGTAGGATGCCTCACAGATGACCCAAAAGGAACAGGTGACCACGAAATAACTTGTGACAAATCTAAAGGTGGATGTGACGCAGATTACGATGGATGCACAGGTGGAGATAAAATGTCTCCTCCAAGAGCATATCTAATGGATACAAATGGCAGACAAAATTCTAATGGGAACATTGACACAGAAGTAGGTGGAAATGGAGAAGGAGGAGACACAATAGACTCTTCTTCATCAAATACAAGCGGTGGTTCAGCCATAAAAATCCCAGACCGAACATTCCATGGACTAATAAGACAAATTTGTGGAGCCACAGACAGTATATTCATCACAGCCAACAACATGGCTTACTTGCTTACTTTCAGAGACTATTACAAATACCGAGAAAAATACGCAGACCTACTTCCAACACTCGAAGCAAATGAAATAGTCGCCAACTCATTAAAAAGAGACTGGGTATCAACCAACTTTTACAACATGGTCGAAGTAAAATACAAAGGTGGTACACTTAAATATGGACATGATGCATTAATTGCCCAATATGGAGAACTAAAAATACAATATGATTTAGGCGAAGACGACTACGAAACAGCAAAATCAAAAGCAGCAGCATTACTATCAGCACATGTAAGAGATTACGCAACAGATATCGAATTGTCATGCATATATGATGAAAATATTACAGTTGGGTCATGGGTAAAAGTAAGAAAAACAATAATTGATTCAAAAAAGACAAAAGATAATGCTAATTCATCAGATTATGATATTCTTTTTATACAAGGATATGATTTAACTTGGGATGGTAAAAAGACATTAATTATGGATTTACATCTTAAATATAGTCCAGATACACCTCAAGACCCAATAAATGCTACAATAGGAGTAGGGGGTAAAACTAGTTCTGGAACATCATCAACAGGACCAGATTGTTTTGGAGTAGAAACATCGCAATTATATAATGACCGTAGAATTCCGGGAAGTGGAAAAGGTGGTCTAGAATATGCAACTGCTAATGAACCAAGTGCCGAAATGACACAAGGAAGATGTAAAGAAGGAAGTTCATATCAACAAGAAATGAATGGAAAAACACCTGCAGAAGTATATTATTGGGCATCTCAACAATTTGGATATTGTTGTTATGCTAATAATTGTAAAGACTACAAATGTACAGAAGAACGATTAAACGCAGGAGTGTGTGGATTTAACTGTGGAGACCAAGCTTGCATTCTTAAATCCTTGCTTGATTGCATAGGAATAAGAAATTGGATATTCCATATAGATGGGCATTATCATAATATAGTAGAAATTGATGGAACATTACAAACAGCTGATTTATCAAGACGCAGAGATGGATATACTCATTCAGTAAAATGGCCATGTGCTCATGCGGGTAGATGTCATTGTAATTGTGCTACTTGTTAGGTGATATTATGAACGAACGAGAACGAGCATTTGTACGAAAATGTCGAGATGATATAGTATACTTCGCAGAACATATGTTAAGAAGCGAAGATGGTGGGTTCTACAAACTTGAAGACCACCAAAAAGCAATGATATCATCAAAACAAAGTCAAGTAGTTTATTTCTGTGGACGTAGGCTTGGAAAAAGTTTTATGTTAGCTATTGAATCATTGCATCAAGCTATGTTTGATACTTATCAAAAAATATTTATTTTATCACCAACGGAAAGTCAGGCAACAGAGCTTACTGAAACGATTACTGGTTTAATTGAAAGGAGTGCTGTTATTGAACAGGAATTAAAAATAAACAACAGATATGAGAAAAAATTCTACAATGGAAGTCGTATCGTCATTAGAACAGCAGGAGGAAGAGGAAACGTTTCTTCCTTAATTGGTTCCGGTGCACATTTATTAATTTTAGACGAAATTCAAGATATATCTGAAGAATTGATATATAAAATTATCCCAGTTATGCGTGGACAAAAAGGAGACTCAAAAATGATAACAGCCGGAACACCACGTGCAAAAAGTGGATTTCTTTATGAATCTCTTCAAAATGCTCCATATATTTGGGATAATGGAAAAGAAATACATGACGAAGAAAAAACTGGAACATTCTATGTATATAGAAAACAAACAGCATATCTTGACAAAGAAGATAATATCATAAAATCTGGTACACCACGTATATCAATAAAAGAATTAGAAGAAGATATGCGAAATATGCCAATGGTGCAATTTAAACAAGAATATTGTTTAGATTTTATGAGTAGTATATCCGATGTATATCCAGAAGAACTAAGAGAAAAATTCTTTTACAAACCTCGAGATGAAATTTCATGGGGAACAGACAAACCAGTAGTATTCGGATTAGATGTCGGAAAAATGAGAAACGAAAGTGTTTTAACAATTGCTGAAGTAATTCCTTTCCCGCTTGAAGATAATCGTTATTATAAAAAATTAGACGTAAAATGGTACAAAGAATTTGAACTCGGTACCGAATATGATGAAATTGAAAAATATATTGCTTACGAGCTTCCAAAATCATTTACTCACATAGTTAGAGGAGTAATTGATGCAACTGGAGTTGGAGAACCGGTATTTGAAGCAATAGAAAAAAAAGTAAAAAAGACAAAAAGACCATTTCCATTAGAACCATACAAATTCTCGAAAGAAAAAAAGAAAGATATAGTAGAAGGAGGAGTGGCCTTTTTAGAAAGAGGACAAGTCGATATATCATACAATAAAAGACTTGACAGAGAAATGGGTGGATATAAACGTGAAATCACAGATTTTAATAATACCATTTATAATAAAACAGCAGGTAGTGATGATTATATCGATTCATTAAATTTATGCTTATATAATATTACACTTGGAATACAAGTCACCCCACCAGTGGGATTAACTGGAGTAGAACCAACCCTTAAAAAGTATGTAGGAGTTAAAAAATGGCAGAAAGACAAGAAAAAACCTCCTCACAGTCGAACGACAGTGAGAAGCATAAGAAGAAGATTTTAAAAACATCTTCACAATCAGATAGCAACAAACTTCAAAAACGAAAACTTAATCGTTCTGATGTGGTCCCAATAGATAAAAAAACAACTAAAATTCATTATAATTTTGCATCTGATGTTAAAAGATACACAAAAACACAATATTCACAAAATTTTTCAAAATATAATGACATCTATGGAGCAGAAGACCTTGATTATGATTTAATTGATGGACTTTATGATTCAACTATTCTTAGACGAGTAATTAAAAAAATAGCTTCTGATTCTGTTCCAGAAATGTTTAAGATTCAAGTTGTAGACTTAGAGGGGAATCGTATTCCAGAAATCGAAGAAGCATGTTTTATGTATACAGCCAGATTAAAAAGAAAACATATCAAAGGAATGTATCTATCGGCACTTAAATATGGAACTGCTTTTTTGTATATAGGAAACAAAGAAGAAGACCAATTAACTAATATGTTTTTATTACACCCAAAAGATATTAAACCAAATATGAACGAAGCAGATGGTGAAATAGAATCATGGACATACACCACACAATCAGGTGAAGTTGAAATCCCAGTAGAAGATGTAATAAGATTTGCATATGACCCAAAAATAGGAGAAGTATACGGAATGAGTTTTTGTGGTCATCTTGTACACACTTTACATTTATTGCTTAATACCGAACTTGATTTAGCAGAAATTGTAGATAAATTCGCAGTACCAATATTACAATGGTTAATCGAGATAGGTGACGACGAAGAACTACAAGAAGATGAGCTCGAAGGTATAGTAAACTCATTACAAAAACAATTAGAATATTCAAATGATATTGTAACCACAGATAGAATTACAACTGATACTGTTGGTTTTAATGACAAACAATATGATTTAGTTACTACCTTACAAGCTTTAAAAGAATCTTTCGGATTGCTTACTTTCCCAATGTCTATTATAGGTGGAAAAGCAGATAATTTATCCGCAATCAAAGTACAAGCATCACAATATGTTGGAGACTTAAATGATATCCAACAAGATTTTTCAGATGAATTAATAGAACAATTATACGAACCATTTATAGAAGAAACTCTTGGAAAAATTCCCGGTGTAGATTATGCTAATATTTATTTAATTTTCCCTGTATTAACTACAGATTCAAATGCTGATACAGCAGTGTGGCTATTCCCAGCAATAAGAATGGGACTTGTATCAAGACATGAAGCAAGAGCACAATTAAAATTCAGAGGATATCCAGAGAAAGTAGATGACTTAGAATTTATAGATGATTCAGCGAGATATCTACAAGAAATGAATGCATCATCAAGTGAAGGTGCAGTTCCAGATAGCCAACAACCAAAAAACAGGTCTGGACAAGGAGACCCAAAAGGAAATGAATAATCCCTTACTTACTTTCTTAAGGACGAAATTATGAAAGAAGGATTAAACACATACCAAAAAGCATATGAAAAAATAGAAGAAGGACTGCAAGAAAAAGGCAAAGCTACAAGTGCTGAATTAATTTCTTGGTTAATTACAAATTATAATATACACTCTCTTAACATTACAAGTAAGGGAGTAACATATTACCTCAAAAGCCAAGGATATAAACGATATAAACATTATAGTACAAAGCCCTGGGTATTTAAAGCCGAAAAGGAGTAAAATATGACTTGTGGAATTTATATGATAAAAAACATCCATACAGGACAAATTTATATTGGACAAGCTGTTAATATAGAAAAACGATGGGGGGAACATCTTCGTGGAAAAAATTTGGGACATTCTTATATTGATAATGCTATTCAAAAATATGGTAGGAAAAATTTTGTTTTAAAAATTATTACTCAATTACCTAATAATAAAAAGGTATTGAATGAGCATGAAAAATATTGGATTAATTTTTATGATACTTTTAAAAATTCAAAATATTATAATTTGACGCCGGGTGGAGATTTTAATCCAATGGATGTACCTAAAATACAAAAAAAACACAAAGAATCTATTATTGGAAAAAAACATTTTAATGCTCGTGGTATAAAAAATCCTAATGCAAGATATACATTATGGGATAGTCATAAAACAAAATATAGTATAGGTAATATGTTTCACAACAATAGAAAGCCTAATCCATGTAAATGTTTTTTTACAAATTACGACAGTAAGGTTATACCAATTGGTGGATTTATTGATTTTTTAACTTGTGAAATTATTCATGATTTAATAAAAAATTAGAAAATTATTCCCTTTAAATACATTAGAAGAGAAAATTTTTTACAACTCACACAGTGAGCTAAATTTTGGAGAAAGTGATTAAATGAAAGAAACTTTTTCACTAAGCTCAAATTTTTCTTTAAAACATAACGATGATGGAAGCGTACAAATAGAAGGATTCGCTATACATGGAGCAGATGACTTCATAGTAAATAATCTTATCGAAGTACCAGAATCCGAGATGAAAAATTGTGCAAAAAGTCTAAAAGGAGCAAAACTCCTAAAAGACCACGACACAGCTCATGTTGACTCAATCATAGGAAGAGTAAATAAAGCAAAACAAATCTATGATGAAAATGCAGAAATGGAAGGAGTCAAATATGAAGCATCACTCGTCGTTGATGACTCAAAATTATCACAGAAAATAGAACAAGGATTAATTGATGCAACATCAATAGGATTTGAATTTGAACCAGAATGTTCAATATGTGGAAACCCATTCTTCTCAGAAGAATGTACACACCATCCATTTTTCGATGATATGCACTTTATAGCAAGAGATATGAATGTTAGAGAATTATCCTTGGTCACTTTTGGAGCGGACCCACATGCAACTGTAGGAGCTTCATTCTCTGATGATGTAGAGGTTATAAAAGAAGAATTTGCAAAAAAGAAGGAAGAATTCATTATGTCAAAACAAGATGATATCGTTGAAACTCTTCAAGCAGAAAAAGCAGAATTATCTCAAGAAGTAAGAGATTTAGAAGCTAAATTAGAGCAAAAAGAAAAAGACTTCAAATTAGAAAAAGAAGACTTAGAACTTGCTCACAAAGAAGAAGTTTTAACACTAACTAGAGAAAAAGAAGCCTTAGACGAGCAAATAAAATCTATGGGCGAAGAACTATCAGCATTTAGAGCAGAAGCTGAATCAAGAGCAGAAAAAGAATTAGCTGCCAAGAAAGAACAATTAGTAGAATTAGCAAAAGAATTAAAAACTGATATCGATGATATCGATGAAATGTCAGCAGAATTCATAGACAAACAAATTGCTATCTTTACTAAAATAATAGAAAACACACCGAAAGTAAAAGAATTTACTGGCACCTCTCAACCACACGAAGTTAATGAAACCAAAGAAGATAAACCATTCAGTTCATTAGGTGCTTTCTTCGGTAAACAATAGGTGATTTAGATGAGTGATATAACAGGCGACGCATTTGTAGTATATGCGGCTGAAACTTTAGAAAAGGCAATAGAACATGTAGGTAAAACCTCATCTCAAGAACAAATTGGAAAAGCAATTGCGATTAAAGATGAAACTGGAGTTAAAATAGCTACCGCATCTGATGATGCAACAACTTTTATTGGAATTGTAAAAGCAGCATCCGGAGAAGCTCAAGTAGGATTTGCAAGTGCAAGAATGATTAATGATGTTGTTACTGGTGCAGACCCAACAGTAGCTCCTTATTTTACTGGAGATGTAACTATACCACAAGGAAAAGCATTAACAATCGAAAGAAATTGTATAAGTTATGTTTTTGGTGATGAAGATATTAAAGCCGGAGATTTAATAAAATGTGCAGCTGACGGTAAATTTACAACAGCTGACGATTTAAGTGACGGTGCTGTAGGAAGAGCATACTCATCAGCAAACTCAAATGGTGTAATTAGAGCTTACATCAGAGCAATCTAAATAGGAGAGAGATAGCATGCCAAAAAGTTTAGCAAGTTTTGCAGGTGGAGGAGCTGTTGTACACGATAACAGATTCGACCCAAAATTATCAGAAGATATATTAAAATTTATTGAAGACCATTCTGATTTTAGACAATTTGTCAGAGTAGTTCCTACTGATACTTATTCATTAACTTTACCAAGAAAGTGGAATTCTGGTATAGCAGTAGAAATCGTAGAAGGAGCGGAAATTCCTAAGTTCAGAGATGTATTCGACGCTGTAACATTAAATGTCAGAGCAATAGCTACTGGTATTAAAATGACAGACGAAGAACAAAAAATGATGGGATTCGACCCTAACTACTTCCAAACAGAAGGTCAAAGAGCAACTGAAAGGTTACTCAAAAAAGAAAATGATGATATTGCAGCAACTTTATTAGCAGGTGCTGGAAATATTATTGAATCAGTCAATAATACTCTTAAATTTGAAGATGTATTAGAAGCAAAAACTCAAATGACTGAATCTCCATATCAAGTAGAACCAGACGTAATTATTATGTCTCAAAGGTCATACAACGACTTATTATTAGACCCTAACTTTAGCAGATACTCATACTCCGGAAGAGTAGGGGCATTAGCAACTGGAGATGTAGGTCAAGAAATCGACGGTATGAGAATTCATATCATTAAAGAAGTCGGTGATAACGTTTACTTAATTGATAGCTCAAAAGATTGGGCAGTATTATTACAAATGGACAGTGTACATACTGAATTTTACAGATTACCAGAGACTCGTGAAGATGTATTAGATATCTTGTTATACGAAAAACCAGCAGTATTACGTCCAGATGCAGTAACTAAATTAGTTATAACTAGAACCAAATCAGCAACTAAATTCCCTGAAGGATGGGACCCATTAGACATGTACCCAGACTCAGAAGACAAAGAAACCATAGACGCACCTCAAACTTTAGTACCGGGTGGTACACCTCCCAGCGACTGAGGAGAATCCTGAAAACACTGGAGGTAATTCCGGAGGAAGCGGAAATGGCTCCGGAAACGGTTCTGGAAATAGCACCACAACTACAAAATATAATGTCACATTTAACAATGTAACTAATGCTACTAATCAAAAATTAGGTAGTGTAACAATTACATTAACTGATAAATCCGATTCAACTAATGTTGAAAGTGGAACTACAAGCAATGGAGAAGTAACCATATCTGTTAAAGCAGGAACATACGCAGTAACTGCTACAAGAGATGGATACACTGCTCCAAACGATATTCCTGATGTAACAGTTACAAACGCAGATGTTACAGTAAGTGACGCAATTATAATGACAAGTGTGTAATTTAATTACATACTTACTTAATTAATTTCGAGGTTTGATAAAAATGGCAGCTAAAAAAGCTAAAAAAGACGACAGAAAAGTTAGAATTACGTATAACCCAAAATTTAGTGCATCAACACAAAAGACTGTGTTATTAAGGAAACAAATGAAGAAAATAGTTGGTGACGAAGTGGAAGTTGAATACGTACCACGAATCGAAGGATTACCTGAAAAACTAACCCTAGAAAAAGGAGAAGTAATAGAAGTAACTATGGACCAACTAAAAGCTTTACATAAATTAGGACAATTCGAATTCCCTGACCAATTTGCGGAAAGAGAACGAGAAATCCAAGAAGTAAGTAATCAAGCAGGTAAAAGACCTGAAGATTACAAACTTTCATCCCAAATATCTCATTTATATAATGAGGTATTTACCCTAGCGGAGTAAATTTATGATAATTGATATCCCATACATCAAACAAATACTCAACACACAAATAAAAGACGAAAAAATTGCTTACTTAATTAATCACTACTTTGATTACATATGTGAACACATAAATATAAACACAACACTTGAAGAAGAACAAATATCATTAGAACCATTAGAAAACCCGATAGATAATCCCACATTTCCTAATGATGAATTAACACTATTTCAAGAAACATTAATACTAGCAATAGCATGCAACATGTCAACAATTGGGATGTCACCTGATTACATATCACAAGAGTTATGTAATCATTATATTTCTTTTTTTGATACAGTTGAACAAAGTGATGATGGACTATACCTTCTAACTTACTGTGATATTTTTAAAAATTGCCTAGATAGATTAACAGAAAACTTACATTCAAGTAATAATGTAGAATATATACGACAATTATTCAATATCCCTGAAGACAGAGTAAGTAATAAAGAAATTGAATTTTTAGTCGAACACTACGCAAAATATTTATCCGATTTATATCCAAAAGCTGATACAACATCAATATTGTTTGAACAAGCAGTATTATTATCAGTAGTTTGTCATCTTTACAAAACTAATCCAACAAGCATCACAACACCAGTAATGTATTATGTTGATGAAGTACGAGAAAGATTTGAATTGAATTTCGACAAGTATGGAAACACATGGTGTGATTTAGCAAACGCAGCAATAAATGATTTGAAAAAAAATACATTTGGATATTATGGATTACGTTCATACGACAGACCGGGCGCAAGAACAAAATACAACGCATACGGTCCAACAGGATGATATTCATGAGTTTTTATGATATAATGCGTATAATACATAGACCAAATGAAAAATATTTTCTTGAAAAAAAAATTCAAAACATCAAACAAGAAAAACCACAAGTTTTAAAAGATGAAGTTGGAAATATTATTCGAAAAGACCCAATAGGAAATATATCAGACAAATGGCAAACAATAATAGAACTTGAAGGAGTTATTCAGCATAGACAAAAAGAAAAAATCGCTGAACAAGGTGAAGAATCCATTGTAAAATATACAGGATATTTTACACCAAATTTTCATATTGAAACAGATAAATTGTCAAATTATCGAGTCAGAATGGAAAGAGACTATGAAACACTTTATCTTAAAATACTTCAATATGACCCTAATAATTTTTTCCGAGGACAACAGCATCATATCGTATTGGTGATGAAAGAAGACTTAAAATACAAAGGAAGACAGCAATGACGGTTGATTGCAAGGTAAAAATGGAAGGAGTGCCTGTTGAAGATAGTTTTGGAAGATTAAACAAAGCAATACAAAAAGCAACAAATCCAGAAAAATTATCAAAATATCAATCAGTACTTGAGCCAAAACTTTATAATTATTTAAGAGCCGGAGCAGATATAGGGGAAGTCCCTATAGATGTTGAGGATGTATTTTCTTTAGATATAATAAATAATTCACTCGCAGTAACAAATTCAGACCCATTAATAACTGAATTATATGAATATGGATACGATGATGACGAACTTGATGAAATTATCACACCAAGATATTACATCAGACCGGCAATGAAAAAATTATCAAATGATTTAATAAAATTATTAGAACAAGAAGTAGAAGATGAATATAAAACATATTCAGCTACTTATGTAAATGAATTTTTAAAATATTAAAATGGTGTAACATGGTACAATCTAAAAATGAATTAATAAGAATTATTCGACAAATAATAGGACATGAAGAAGTAGATGGATTTTATACCTATACTGAATATAATAATGAAATTATAAAAGTGCCTAATTATTTATTTAAAGACGCACCAGCAGAATATCCAGAAATACGAATATCACCTTTTTTAGAAGAAGAAAAAATAACTCATTCAATAAAAAAACAACGATATAATCATAATAATAAAATTATACCATATCGTACGAAATTTCAAATAGACATATTTTCAACTAATTTAGTTGAATTAAATCAGATATATGACAGTGTATTTAGACGAATAGATTTGGCACGAGATATAGAAACAATAAAATACGGATACAATAATGACTTTGTTGAAATATCTCCAAATTTATATTTAAACAAAATAATTACAAATAAAAATTATCATATAGCTGATATATCAATTGGATATCAAAAAATTAATGTAATAACAGAAAAACAAGATTTACAAAAAAATAATGTTTATTTATTAAACGAAGAAGGATTATTTATTCATACTTCATTAAACATTAAAAACATTAGAATGCGTAGTATCATTAATGGATTATTATTGCCTGATGGTAATACTATATATCAAAAAGGTATAATCTCATTGAATATTTCTGATAAAGTTATGTTAAGTGATTTAAAACGAAATAATGTAGAAAGAATATCTTTTATGTTAAATATTGATTATAGCATGGATAATCTAAGAAAATCGGGGCCAATAGCAACACACGTAATAATAAAGTGATTATCATGGCAGATAAAAAAGAAAAACCAAAAGTTGTAAAACCAAAATCTTTTGAAAAAAAAGAAAAAAAAGCTCAAAAGATTAAAGTAGAAGAACCAAAATTTTTCGCCAAAAATATCGCTGAAAAATTTAGAGTTCCAGCATTTGACTTTTTGATAATCAAAAGACAGAATAATATTGAGGACACTAGCGCAATAAGCGTTTCTGAATTTAAAGAAATGTATCGAAAAGTAATAGAAGGTAGATAAAATGGTACAAGGAATTCCATATGTACATTGGAAAATAAATAGTGAAACTTCAATCTACAATGATGTTGATACCAATTATTTATGGGCAACTGTTGTAGAAGCAAACAAAGGTCCAACTAATACTCCTATTTTATGTGCATCTAATGCAGATGTATTAAAATTATTTGGAGTAGACTTATCTGCATACTTTGCACAAGGTGCAAGATATTTAGTTGTAGTAAGAGCAGCAGCTCAAACCGATGAAAATAAACTTAAAAATGCATGGTTAGATATTAAAAACAGCGAAGACTTTACATACACTAAAGTTGCTCAACCTTATTATGTAACTGAAGAAACTTACGAATTTACTTCTTATCCAGATGCAAATGCAGCTGAACAACCATATGCAACTGGAAAAGTTAAATTAACCGGAAAAACAAGTGGTACTTACACTCAAGTAGAAGTTATTACTAATACTCCAGAATATCCGGGTAACGAATTTGCAAGACGTAAATTATTCATAGAATCCAGTACTCAAACAGGACAATTACAACCAGCACGTTTATACGAAAGTACTGAATCTGACGAACTCGGTGAACCAATTGATGTGTGGGTCAAAATCAATACACACAATGCTAGTATGAACAATGGACTCAAAAAATACGTCCAAGATGGAACAGAAAAAGTATATGTTAAAGCTATGGAAAATTCATCCATGTATCAAGAATGTGATGAAAATACTGGTGAATTAAAAAATAATGGAAGAACATACGCACAAAGTCAAGTAACTGACGAAAAAATTGCTGAAGAAATAACAATTCCAGCAGAAACACCATTGATTCATTTAGAATGTAAATTCCCGGGTAATTATGATATCGAATTAGTTATCCTTGAAAACCTTATATATAAAGGATATAATATCACATTAACCGAAACTGGTGCAGGATATGTAGCAATTAATAATGCAAATGACTTATTAACCATTGTTAACAAAATTAACAATCAAAATTTATCTGTAAAAGCAACACTCACCCCAGAAGGACAAGAAATAAGTGATGTTATCCGTTCAAGTCCAGTAATGTCTACAGCTCCATACAGTGATGTAGCAATAGGACAAATCTTAGCTCCGGCAGAAGGTACCAAATATGTCATTAAATTACAAGAAATTGAACATGGTTCTGTATTTAACGAAGGTTCCAACGGAGAATGGGATGATACTGCAAACAGAATAAACAGTAGCTTTGCAGCAGAAGCTCATCAAAAAGCTCTTGACTCTTTAATGACTACAAGAATCGCAGGAGTATTCTGTTTATACGGAGAAGACGATATTCAAAGAGAATATTTATTACACGGAGAACATCCATCTGATGCTTATAAAGGAACAAATAGTAATCTCGTATGTAAATGGAGATATATCCTTTTAGGAGCAAACGAATTTGATAGACAAGATTTATACACTCTTATGGCTAAACCACAATCTATCAATAATCAATATGTATTATTCTTAGGTCAAGGATTAGTTGATGGAGATAATATATTACCTCCATACATGTGTACTCCATATATAGCAGGATTAAGAGCAAAACTTAATTACGGAGAATCTATATTTGGTGGACAATCAAGAAAAACCATCATGCCGGTAAATAATGATTTAAAAATTGCTCCTCTATTCCAATACGAAGATGATTTAGAAATCTTACCATGGGAGCCATTAGTATACGAACAATTAAACGAAGCCGGAGTTTTAACCTTTACAACTGATTATGGTAGACTAACTTTAACCGATGGTGTAACTACATCACAAGATTACACTCAACAATCAGAAGAAGGTGTTGTTAACATTATTAAATATGTACAAAATGGAGTACAAAGTTTATGTACTCAATACATAGGTAGAAATGTTAACGCTGATTTACAAGCGGCCTTAGAAATGAACATAAAAAGTTTCTTAGAAACTATGACATCTTCTGACCAAACTTTAGTTGATTTACCAGCTGAAAATATTAAAGCTTACGAAGTAGAAGTAACAATGAGTTCAAACAGTCAAGTTATAGGTAAAATCTTTGTTAACTTAAAAATAACCCCTGTACATGCTCTCAGACAAATTGAGATTGAAATGACTGTACAATAAATATAAGGTGATAAAATGCCAAGTGCACTAAATGGAGAAAATTTTAACTTTTTCGAAACTGGATATATTATCATAGGAAACAGAAGGTTTGATGTAGAGGAAATCTCCATCAACACCTCTCGTGATATGACTCCATATCACGTAGCAGCACAACGTGACCCAATCGACCAAAGACCGGGTAAGAACAAAATTGAATTCACAATGAAAAGAGCATTCTCTGATGCTATATTAGCAAAAATGTACGATACCTGTTGTGTCTTTAGTTTACTTTTAGTAAATAACGACCCAGCAACTCCACAACAAATTGTACTTTTAGAAGGATGCAGATTAACCCAAGATAATATTGGTCCAGTCAATGGTTCAGATGTTGTATCTGAAGACCTTCAAGGAGTAGCAAGAAGAAGAGTATGGGAAAGCTGTTACATTATTAATGAGTTAGAAAAAGAATGTGACTTTTCTTGCCCTGATAATAATAATATCTGGTACGAAAGCTCACAATCCACTCAAACAGCAGCTCAACAATATGCTCCAAGTACTTCATGGGACGTAAATAACGCAAAAACCGCAAGTAGTTATTTACAAAAATAGTTTGACTCTAGTCAAACTTTTTTTTTTAACTTTTTTTCTTATTTATATATTTTAGAAATTACATTAATAATATAAAAAATATTTGAGGTTTTAAGAATGGCAGGAAACAAAAAAGTATTCGGAGCAGACGCTCCACAACAAGAACCACCAAAAGATGAAGGTGTACACGAGATTAAAGCATCTTCTGGAGAAGAATTAATCGCTCAATTAACAGCAGAAGCCGCACAAAAAACAAAAGGCAAAAAAAAGAAAAAAATAAGTGAATACAAAGCTGTAAGAGCAACCAAAGAAGCATTATTCTCAAGACTCGGAAAAGTCATAGATGTTCCAGTAATTATGGACAGCGAAGAAGTGATGGTATTTAAAGTCAAAAGATTATCAGAAGCAGAAAACTCTGAAATACTTGATAGACAATTGGCAATAAAAGATATACAAGATATGACTGCCGAGGAATTAGAAGAATCAAATAATTACAATTATAGATTATTAGAAAAAGTAATTGTAGAACCAAAATTAACACAACAAGAATGGAAGTTAAATGTAGATACAGCACTAGTACAAAAAATAGTAGAACAAGTAATGAAAGTTCTTACCAATATTGATGACGGTGCAATCTTCGACGACTTTCAAAAATAGTATACAAAATTCACCAGAACTACAATTAGACTTTTTCTTATGTGAATTTCTACACAAAACACCCGGAGAAATAATGGAACTCGAAAGAAAAGGCTTACTTACTTTCGAACAAAAATGCTTCCTATATGCAGGAATGATATGGAAAATGGAAAACCATATAGGAGGATGCCCATTATTCTAACAATCATTTCGCTACCCTAGGAGAGTAATTATATAGTTGCTCTCCTTTTTTTTTAAAATAAAAACCCAAAAAAGGATGTAATCATGGCAAATTATCAAACAATAAATGATGCGAAAGACTATATGAATTATTTTTTCAATATCGGTCTTAGAGGAGCAACAGAAACAACCACCGAAATTGTTGGAATGTCAAATAGTATAAAAAACGTATTAGGAAACTTGGCATTCAAAACAAGTGAATATCTAACACATGCAGAAACAACAGCTATAGCATTTGGAGGAGCAGCAGTATCAGCATTTACATCAGCAACAAGAAGTGCTGTAGAATTCCAACAAGCTATTGCATCAGTAGAAGCCATAAGTGGTCGACAATTATCAGGTGGAGACATTGGAGAAAAAGCCATGGCAATGTCAAGCAAATTTGGGTTAGCAACATCAGATATGACCGCAGGTCTTGAAGCATTAGCAAGAGCAGGTATAACAGCAAATGATAGTATAGATGCATTATTAGAATCTGGAGTTCAAATGACAAAATTTGAAGGAAGAGATTTAGAAGAATCAATTAACGATATATTAGCAACAACAAATTTACTTAATCCAGATTTGAATCCGGATAGTGCAGAATTTGCACAAACAGTACGAGATTTAAACCAACAAATTATATCCACATCAGAATCAGCACCAATTAATGCAAAAAATATTATGGATACATTACAGCACGTAGGTGGGTATGCATCTGAAACAGGACTGAATCAACAAGATTTATTCGCAACAATAGCACAATTAGGTTCAAAAGGTACCAAAGGAGAATTAGCAGGTACATCATTAAGAGCATTTATATCCGCAGGACAAAAAGATACAGCACAAAGAGCATTGGATAGAGTAGGATTAAAAGTATCTGATTTATGGGATGAATCAGGAGAAGCTATACTTCCATTATCAGAAATGAAACGAGTACTTGATGAAGCATTAGACAATCAAGGATTTTCAAAACAAGAGCGTATTGAATTTTATTCTGATTTTGTAGGATATAAACAAGCAAACCAAATTATGAAAATAGACCCAGAAGGTATTGACGAATATAAACAAAAAATATCTAATGCAATGTCATTAACAGACAAAATGAATATTATTTTAGGAACAGTACAAGGTAATTGGAGTCAAATACTTGAAACAGCCAAGAATTTTATAACAAAAGTAGGAAGCAAATTATTACCTGTTATAAATATGTTACTTATTCCAATTAAGTATATGGTTAAAATAATAGACGCAATACCATTTGCTGATTGGGTAGTTGCTTTCGGATTTGGAGTAGCAGCAGTAAACGGAATATCAGTCTTATTTAATTCATTAATTCCAACAGTAATTACTTTCGTAAATAAATTTGTTGATTTAAAAAATATATTTGGTGATAAGAAAAAACCACCAATTACTACATTTTTTGCAACAATGAAAGAAAATTTAAAAGAAAGTAAACAAATTTTAACTGAAATTAAAAATATGGATATGGATAAACTAAAAGGCAGAGTAGACAAAAGAGAAGCTGAAGGTTCAGATAGAAGACTAAAAGAATCAATGCGTTATGCTGCTATAAACGAAATTATGCGTCAAAGACATGGATTTATTGGCTTTAGACAAAGTAATGATGCAACAAAAGATGTGCCGGGTGAATACCTTTTAAATGGTAATGGAGAACAAATAGGAAAACGTATATCACAAGAGATTGATGGTAAAACACATTATTTTTATAGAATGAAAACTGATTTAACCGGAAAAGATAAATATGGAGAAGAACTTGATACATTAATAAAGGGTAAAGATTATTCAATAAAACAAATAGAAGAACGTCTTGGAATGCAAGAAGGACAAATAGTATCACCATGGGATAAAGCTGGACGTATATATAGAAGTTGGGCAATGTCAGCTCACGCACCAACCGAAGAAGAAATACAAGCACAAATGAATACAATGATGCTATCTCATAGTAATACATATAATGAGGCTATGTTAAGAGCAAAACAAAACAAAGAAAGTGGCTATCTTGCTTTCGGACTTCCAAGCAGTGAAAAATATAGTTCAATTGAACGATTAACTGAGGGGGATATAATTGATTCAATTAATAATACAATTATAGAATTAGATAAAAAAGTGAAAAAATTTTATGAAATTTTCCAAAAAGAAATGGAATTCAGAAGAAGTGCAAGAGAAAGAACTAGTAGTAAAAAAGAATATAAAACTAGTAGTAATGATGACTTAAATTTGCGAGAATTAGTTAATAAATCAAAAAAACAAGCATTAACATCTGAAGAATTTGGTAGTTTAATAAATCAAATAAGAGAAAAAACAAAATTAGATAGTACAGTAAAACAATCTACATATGCAGAGATTATTGAATCAGCTCTTCAGAAAGAACATGTTTTTAAAATAAAAGGAGAAGATTTAGGTAAAGCTCCTAATGGAGGACTCGGATTTGTTGGATTAAATTTAGAAAAAACATTAAAAAATTCAGCATCTGAGGCTTATATGACAACATTAGCAACATATCTTCATGAATTAGTTCATAATTTACAAGGGACAAAACAATTTCCAATGAATGGAAAAAAAGGATATGTTGATGATTATGATTATAAAGGTATGGAAATTTCATCTGAAGCAGAAGCAAACATCATTGCTTCATTACTTATGAAAAAAATGACTGGAGTAACATATCATGATGAATCTATGTCAAAACAATTATTAGTGGCTGAATCATATGGACATATAAATGAAACAAGAATAAATAGCATAATAGAAGAAATTGAAAAATCTTCCAATCCAATCTTGAAATTAATATCTGATATTATTTTGAGTGCGGGAACATTTTATACAAATTTATCCGATAAATCAGAAGAAATAAGAAATTTAAAATTAAATGGCAAAGAATACGCAATTAATGCAAGTTATACACAAGACAGTCCTGCGAGTTTTGCTCAATATATTTTAGATGATATGTTTAATAATGGTAATGATACTTATGCAAGAGAAGTAGCATCATCATTAGGAATTAGTGCTCTTCTACAAAAAAGTATTATAGAAGAAGGAATGGATACTAATATAACTCCAGTATTAAAACATATGGATGATAATAAAAGCACACAAATGTTTAATCATATAATTGCTCCATTTTTATTTGAAACAAATAAAAAAGGTCATTTTATAGGTACAAATGATAAAACTTATAGATATGATAAACAAATGATGCATTTTAAAGATGAAAATGATAATATATTACCAATACATGACGTAGTTCCTAAATTAAAAGTGATTCAAGAAGATAATATGATTACAAACTTTAGAGAAAGGTTTAATAAATTATCAGAAACTTATAAAGAAATCGTATTAACAACTATGTCAGAAATAATAATTCAAGATGGTCAGAGATTTAAAAAATTAATGAAACAAGTAGAAAAAGATAAAGCAACATCTCAACAAACTTTAAATATAAGCGCAAAAAGAGCGTCTAAAAAATCTAAAAAATCACCTGAAGAAGATAAAGATTTTTACGAAGGTATGTCTCCTGCTCAAAAAATAGTTGCTAAGGAAATTGGTAGTCATACTCGAGGAAATAATAAAAATGACCAAAAAATACAAATAAGAGATATGGTTAAAAAAGCTGAAGGAGAAACTATAAATGAGGTTTTAGATAATCTTAAAAAACTTTATGAAAAAAATCCTGAAGATTTTAAAAAAGCAGCAGGAGACAGAATGAAAGAAGGATTTACTTCTAAACGAAGAAAAAATTGGTTTGATAAACATATAGAAGAAGAAAAGTTTCAAAATACTACATCACAAAGCACTGGTCATAGAGCGACTTTTGTTATGCCATCAAGTTTTGATGATAAAACAAAAGAAGAATTAAAAAATCATATAATAAGTGATTATAAAAAAACAAAAAAAATGAGTAGTTTCGAAATAGCAAAACAATTTTTCGCTGACATGCCTGCTTACACAACAGACCAATTTAGAATGGGAACAAGACATTTATTAGATACAGGAGAAGAAAGAAGTTATATAAAAAAGAATTTTGGTTCAGATTTATTGTATACAATGCTTCAACAAGGGGATGAAAATCAAAAAAATGCAGCTAAAGAATTAGCTCAAACTATTTCTGGAGAAAAAGATATTAAAAATATAGAAAAATATTTAGGAAAACATAGGGAAATTAACAAACAAATGTTTGAAAAAGCTACAGAAAATTTTAAAAAACAAGCTGATATATTTTTAAAAAATAATTCAAAAGCAGTTTATGATACTGTTTATAATAATAATCCACCTACTGTTACAGATAAACTTGGAACACCAAAAGAATTAAAAGGTACAGCAACAAAAGACCCAACAAGATTAGCAGCAATAAATGCTGCATTGGGGTCTGATATACAACTTTATAAAAAAGTAGATGGAGAAGATAAGAAAAAAGGTGTTGGAGAATTACGAGAAGAAGTTTTTCGTGCAATGAAGGCTGATTTTGCTAATAAAAATGAACAAGAAATAAAAGATACACTTGAAAAAATGTATGATGATGATAAAAGAGTAGAAGAAATATTAAATGCTATTCGAGATGAGGTATTGAAGCGTAATAATGAAATATATGAAACTGCTAAAAAAGTACAAGTTTCTAAACCAAAACCAGAGCCAAAACCAGAGCCAAAACCAGAGCCAAAACCAGAGCCAAAACCAAAACCAAAACCAAAATCAAAAAATACAGCATCACAAACAATTTTACCTCATTATGACCGTTATAATACTCCTGACATTGAACCATTTGAAAAACAAAATGAAATAATTGATGAAGTGATATATAAATCTAGAGAGAGCGCTGTTCAAGATGCATTGAAAACTGAAAAAAAAATAGCTCAAGTAAAAAAAAGAACCGCAGAAAGAGAAGCAAAAGAAAGAGCTCAAGCTACACAAAATATAATGCAGGGTTTAGTGTTGCAAGAACAAATGATAGCTCAATCTGAAGAAAGAATACTAATGAGACAAACAGCAAAATTATCAAGTAAGGGTCAAGAAACCCAAGGAAGATTAAATCAATTAACACGAAAATGGATAGAAGATAGAAGAAGAAGAGAAGAAACAAAAAGACAAAGAGATATAGCAACTGAAGGAGTACAAAAAATAGAACATGCAAAACAAGTAAATAGAGAAATACTTGAAAATCCTCAAAAAGCAACTCAATCAAGTTTTGTTATGAATCAAATACCTAAGAATATTGAGGGAAAAATTAAAAATTATCGAGAAAAACAAACAACTTTGATAGACCCACTTAGTAATCAAAGTCGAGCTGCATTATTTAATGAAAAATACCCAAATTATGAAGAAAAAGCCAAAGAAATTCAAAAACAAGATAAATATCATATAAATTGGTTAAATAAAAAATTACATCAAATAGATGTTGATAAACTCAATCAAACTATTGAAAAAAATAATAAAAAAATAGATAAAAATTTTGAAGACATGGGAAACACTTTTATGAAAATATCAACGCCTGCTCATTGGCTTCGAGATAGATTATGGGATTTATCTTATGCATTTCCAATATTAAGTCCAGTAGCATCAGCTTTTAATGGAGTTACTGCTATTGGAGATACAGCTTTAGGTATGGGAAGAGGTATTAAAAAAGCATTTAAATGGGCAACTTCAGATGACAAAGAGACACAAGATTCAAGAAGAAAAATATCTAACAAACTTTATAACAATATTTTCCAAGGATTTATGGATAATAAAGCTTGGAATAATTTAATGAAAAAACTTAAAGCAAAAATGTCAGGACTAGGTAGTGCAGTTAGTGGTATGATGTCATTTATTACAAGTCCAATTGGATTGGCTATAGCAGCAATTGCCGCTGTTGCCACTGGTCTTTTATATCTTACCAAAAAAGCCTATGAAGAAACAAAAGAAAATATCAAAAAAGAAAACAAAGAATTAAAAGAACGTAAAAAAGTAGCACTTGCTGGATATATGACATCAGGTAAAAGTTTAAGAAAAAATGATTTTAAAACAAAAGAAGACCGCAAAATAGCTCAATCTAATTTCTCAAAACATGCAGCGGAATTAAATGCAATTATTGCTGAAGAGAAAACGTTAGTAATGCAAAAATATGCGAATGAACAATCTATTTGGGGTGAGTATGGAATAATGAATAAAATACTTATGCAAATAGAATCAATTGTGCCATTTATTAAAGCAAATCATTCTGGAGATGAATATAAGGAATCAACAAAAGGAATTCGTGATATATCAGATTATTATGAGGCACATAAAAATGCAAGTGCTAAAAATTGGGGAATAGAAGCTTTAAATCCTGCTGGATTGATATGGGATACAGTAACAGGAGCATCTGGCTCATTAACATATCAAGGAACTGAACATTCTCAAAAAGTTAAAGATTATTTTGATAAAAATCAATTGTCACTATCTATATATGAACAAAATATAGATGCTATTCGTGACCTTTATGATGTAGAAACACAACTTATAGATAAATATGGAAGTTTGGAAGAAGCACAAAAGTCAAAAGAATATCAAAGTGCAGTTCAAAAAACAGCTGACACTATGGGGGTTAGTTATGATAAAACAATTGATTATCTTGATTTAGACCAGAATTTATATCTTGCTGAAGAAGCTAGAAAAAAAATGCAAACGGATGCTGACAATCAAGTAGCACAAATAGAACAAGATACTATGAAAGCTATATATGGAGAATCAGCTGTTGATGGAAGTATTGATGATTCAAATGGGTTAAGAGATGAAATGATTGCTGCTTATGCTGAACAAATTTCATATCAAGCAAGAATGCAAGTAAAAATGGACGCATTACACCATATTGTAGCTGGTATAGGCGGATTGATGAGTACAGACCAAACTTATAAGGAAAGAGGACAAAAAGAATTAGAAGCTGGTTTTGCAGAGTATGATAAAGCAGAGAACATAAAAGCCAAAACTTTATATGATACATATCGTGATGTTAATATAATGCAAAGAAGAGGACAAAAAGAAAATGCTAGTAATGCTAGATGGACATTTGATAGAGGAATTGCTACATTATCAAAAGTAAATCATAAAGCAAAAAATAACGCAGAAAATAGTCAAAAAAATATACCGGGTCCTGAAAACCATTATGCTCGAGAAAAACAAGCTCGAGAGAAAGAAAAAGCAGAAGCAGAAAAGAAAAAGCAAGAAGCTAGAAATAAATTAAATCAATATCAAAGTGGTAATAAATTAGAAAAAGCTAAAATAGCAAAAGAAGAATCTGAAAATTCAAAATCACTAACCGAAAGACTTGGAATCAAAGGGGCTCTTGATTTTGCTAAAGGATATAGTGAAAAAGCATCAGGATGGGGTAATCTTGTTGATGGTGCATATTCATCATTATCACAAAAATATAATGATTGGCATCCATGGCAAGATAATAGTACAAAAACAAATAATATTACTATGAATATACAAACAGACAATGGTGATGATGTAATTACAAAATTATATGATGCTATGAGACAACTTGAAAATTCAACAGAATCAAGAAATGTAACAACAAATTGGAATGGACAAAATAATAATCCAAAATCCAGCTAAAAATCTTTTAAATCCTAATGGAGGTAAATAATGGCAGCTAATGATAAGGGACAAGTACACGAATTTTCTGATGATGCTGATGATGTTAGCTATTTAGGTGAATTTAGTGATGATAGTGATAGTGTATATGCGGAACAGGGTTTGTATCCTTGGTCATATGATGTAGAGGTAACAACAAGAGAAGAACAAGATGCTATTGCCAAAAAAAGGAGTAAAGAATGGATGGCAAGTGTTGATAGTAAACATAAAAAAGCGGCAAAAGCATGGCAATCTCAAAATGGAATGATGAAAATAGTGCCTGTTTTCCAAATTCAAAAATTTAGTTCTACATTAATTACTCATATTATGGATAAAATTCCAGAACCACAAACTCAAGTTGTACCCATTAGTAATGTATCTGTAACTCCCCACAATATATCATTTAATTTTTTTGATACATCAGAAGGTAAAATAGGTGTATCAAATGCTGTAGAAAACCATATGGTTGTAGAATGTGATATATATGTTACTGATTTGGTTTATTATTGGTGGAGACATGAAAGTGGAAAGGATAAAGGATTTGGATACAAACAAGATGTTGATATTAGTGAACTTAAATTTAGTAATAAAAAACCCAAAAAATTAAAACATACTGATAAAATATATACTTCAATGACTAAAAAACAATGTGCTAAATTAGATGAAAAAATCAGCAAACATGATGATTTCGAGCAAACAAAAAAATTTGCTGATTTTAGAGGTACTTTTTTAATGTATTACACAGGATGGAGATTATATTTAATAAGCCATCTTTTTCCAGCTTTTTATGGAAGTATAACAGATATTAAGTATGATATATCCGAAGGAGAAAGTTTAGCAAAATGGCATATAAAAATAGAAGAGGCTTTATTTTATGATGCAGGAAGAGATGGTAAAAAACCAGAAAGCACAGATTCAAAAACGTCACAAGGAGACTCAAGTGGCTCAGGAAATGCAGGAACAGATGCAAGCTCAGATGGTGGTAACGGAGAAGGAACAGAGGGACAACAAGAATGACATTTATATCTAATATTGGTTCTATCATAAACGCATCAAAAAACAAAGCACCAGCAGACCAATTAATAGTCGTAGCAAAAGATGACGATAATAAAGTACATAATTACTTTTTTGCTTGCGATAATTTTTGGGATTCAAGAAGCTGTTATTCCCAAATAGTATTAGGTTTTCCGAAAGAAAACCATGAAAAAATTAGCTATTGGACAAATTATCAAGACGGACTTATTTACGTATATATGGGGACTGACTTTGCAAAAGAAACAGTAAGAAATGATGTATTCTATGACATCAAACAAGCTCACAAACCATTTTTTATAGGAACAGTATCCAATGTATCAGAAGAAACAGACCAAATAAGTGTAATAGTATCAAATATAGGAAAAAGATTTAAAACACAAATACCAGATGAATTTAGACAAAAATATATCAATAATCAAAATGTAAGAGATGCATTTCAAGCAATATGTGAATTTTTAGGAGTATATTATATATGTCCTCCAAATGTAGCTCCTGAAAATGGAAATCAAGACCCAGATGGAGACAAAAATAATCCAAAATCAAAAACAGAATCAGAACAGGACACAGCAAAGCAATTAAGCAAACAAGCAAATGATAAAAATCAAAATAGTAATGATAAGAATAATGAAAATGAAAATACTAACACAGAACAAGAAAATCAAAATACAGTACAAAATGCTGTACGACAAGGATATTATCAAATTGCTTTCGATGGTAATGGTGCAATTACTTTTAATAACACAGCAATAGAATCATCATTCAATAGCGAAGAAAGTTTATTATCTATGACGGATAAAACATATGATAATTTTTTAAAAGAGGGGAAAGAAGTATTAAAAGATATAACAAAATTTTTAAATGGAGAAGCATTTGATGAAATTCATCCATTTTATCTTGATTATAATGCAATAACAGTTGAACCAAAATCATCTTCAACAACTAATCCAGAAAAACTTAATAGCGACCCAGATACAGCAAAATCAATGAAAAAAACACAAGCATCATCTAAATCAACATCAGAATCATTAGCAACTAAAGGAGCTGTAAAAAGCTCCCAAGAATCAACCGCAAGTAGAGTTGGTATATCATCAGAACAATTGACTTACTCGCAAACAGCAGGACAAACAAGTGTAAAATCTCCAACAAATATAAGAATAAAATGAGGCAAAAAAATGGCAAAATATCGTGTAGGCTCAGATAATGCAGGGAGTGGTACTCAAAAGTGTTTAAATAAAATTGTAGAAGTTATACGAGGGGCAGGACATGATGTAGACGATTTAGGAATAGATAGAAATTTAGAAGGAAAGTTTTATAGTGGTGATAAAGAAACTATTGATGTTTTTGTTGTTAACGGTATTTGTTTAGGAACTATGGTTAGTTGTTATGAAAATGTAATACAAAAAGGAAAAGGTAAAGAGGTTTTTTTTGCAATCCCACAAGAAACATATGGTGGACACACAATTAAAAGTGCTGAAGATATAAAAACTAAAAAAATAGGTCTTGATTCCAGACAACCCGGAGGGTGGAGTAAGATGGCTTATCAAATGGAGAATAAATACAGCACACAAGAAATTTGTGATAAACTAGAGGGTATTAATTACGCCTATGGACAAACTTGTGAAGAAGTAGCACAACAAATACTTGCGGGTGGAGGGTCAAGTTCAGGTGGGACTACAGAAGAATCGTCATCATCTGGAGGAAGTGCGCAAATAAAAGACAAAACATTTGAAAATTGTATAAGAAGAATATGTGCTGCAACTGATTCAGTTTTTATAGTTGAAAACAATGCTGCTGTCTTGTTTCCTTATACAGATTGGATGGCACTTACTTTACAAAAAGATAGAGACACAATAGGAAAAGACAACATTGACCCTGATATATTTGAAATAGAATATAATACTACTGGAACATATAATAAAGTAACAGCAACATGGGGAAAAACAAATGATGCTAATAAAAATACAAAAACAAAATCAAAAACTGATGGTAAATTCACAACAAAACAAAATACAAATAAAGACGGAACAGTAACAACATCAATACAATATGATTCATTAGTAGAAGAATTTGGGGAATTAGAAAAAAAAGTAGATTTACAAACAACAGACAGAAACACAACCACATTTATCTTAAATGCTTTATTGATTCAATATATACGAGAATTTAACAGTTCTTATAAAGTTCGTTCACTAAATAAAACTAAATTTATTGGTGGAACATTTTATGCAGTTCAAAATCTATATAATGACAATTTAGATATTTTATATCTTAATGGATATACAATCAGCACAAGAAAAGATGAACCATTATATATAGATTTAGATTTTAGATATGGACCAGCAGGAGTAGAAGATATTAATGATTACCAAGAATATAGTGGAAGTGGAGGAAGTTCATCAAATTCAGAAACTAGCAATGTTAATGCCAGTGACATTCTTGGAATAGCTAAGGAGTTAGCTTCAAAATATGGTTACGGTGGCGAATGTAGTACTTATGAATGTATGAAAAAAAAGAAAAAAGGAGATTGTTATGCAATGTCAGATGCGTTATTTACAGAATTATCTGCAAACGGGTATACTGTTCAAATAGTTCAATATCCATCTCCATATTCTAATTCTGGCACACATCGTGTGGTACAATATAAAGACGGGACCGAATGGAAACCCATTCCATATAAAGAATGTGGTTTTGATACTAATTTTAATGATTTTCATCATTCAAAATCAAGTGAAAAAATAATTAAAACTAATGAAGGTGGTTCATCTAGTAGTGGTAGTAGTTCCGGTGGTGACACTAAATGACTTCAGATATCCAGTATGAAGCTGAACTCACAGTAATTACTTTATTAGATGGTTTGAAACACAATTACTTTTCTAAAATTACATGGGATAAAGATAATTTTTCACCACTCGGAAGTGCACAAATAATTCTTCCAACAAACGATACAATGTTTAATTATTGGACAACATATTATGATATACTAGTTATATCCGCAAAAATTAAAAATAAGCAAAATACTAATACAAAAGAATATTATCAAAAAATAATATCAGAGCGAACTCAAACAATTGTAAGTCAATCAAAAACAAAATACAATAAACAACAAAAAGAAGCATTAATGAAGATTTTTAAGCAACGTATTCAAAATGATGAATATAATTTTTCTTTTATTGGTAGAGTAGCACGTACACATAGAAAAGGCAAAAAATTAATTATTGACCTTGAAGATATTGGATGGAAATTTTTACAATATGTACCAGACGAATTTAGAAAAAAATATGTAGCCGGACAACCCGTGGATGACGCATTTCAAGCAATGTGCGAATTTATGGGAGTCGAATTTGCTTACAGTCTTGATTTCTTAAATGAATACACATTTGGAAGTGATGGATATTCAATAACAAAAGATAACAAAACTATCGAAACTGTTCCCAATTTGTTTGAAGAAATCAAAAATCAGCCAAAAGAAGAAAATGGAAAAACTCCGAACACTGAAGATGAAGAACTAAATAAATTAAATAAGAAACTAGCTAAATTAAAAAAGCAAGGAAAAAAGAAAGAAGCACAATCATTAGCCTCCGAAATACTTAATAAAAAAAGAGAATCATCATCAAGTGGGCCATCAAATAATATAGCAAATCAGAGCGAAAAAAAGAAAAAATATGAAACTGAATTCGAATCAAAAATAAAAGATTTATTTATAGGAAATGCTTTTTATGATTCAGAATTAACAGATACAACTTTTCATTACGATGCTATCACAATTCAACCAAAAACAACATCAAGTTCAACAACCCCTGAAAAAAAAGATGATGACCCAAAAACACCTCAAGATACAAAAAAATCAATGAAAAAAACAAAAACTGGAGCTGATGGTTTAAAATATGTTAGTGGAGTTCAAACTCATATAAATAATGGACAAACACAAGGAACTACAAATTCATTAATATCTGGATTAACAAGTGCCCCGAGTCCGACCAATATAATGGCAGGTAGACAAAGAATAGAAAGACAAAGATGAGGTTGTAAAATGATGAAGAAAAAAAGAAGCTTCAAAGGAACTCCCAATGCAATACAGGATTCAATGAAAATTATTGTTGGAAATAAAACCAATAGTCGTGTTAGAGATTTTGGAGAAGAAGGAAAAGACGATAAAAATATTGAAGAGAAAACTGGTATAATTGTATCCATTGATAAAAATAAAATAAATGGAAATGGATGGACTGTTCAATGTAAAGATGGTACATACAAATGTAGTTGTGCATCTAATTTATATGAAATTCCAAAATCTAAAGAAAAAGGTGGAATTTTATATCCAAAAGAAAAAGTTCAGTGTAAAATAAAAATTAATCCAGTATTAAGAGTTAATACTATTACAGAAATTAGTGGGTCAAAAAAGAAAAAAGAAAAATTAAATATTAGCAAGTGGACACATAAAGACCAAGATACACAAGTTATTGCTTCAGCAAAATCTGCAATATCAATATCAGATGGAGCTATTACATTTAATTATAATGATAAAACTAAAGTTACAATTGATGAAAAAGGAGTTCAAATCCAAGGGCAAGTTAATACAGATGCATTAAATGTAGAAGACAAGGCATTACAGGATTATATACCAGATACAAGTACTGACACACAAAAAATGACTACTGATGGAAATGATGATATAGATACTAACGCAAATGATAGTACTGCTGAAATTTCTATAAAAAATTCAAATTTTATATTATCATCTAAAGAACGAGTTATTGGAAATATATTAGACCAAACAAAAACTCCTAGTAATGACCAAAAAGTCCCCATGTTTACCGATGAAAATATTGATGAATTAAATATATATAATAACGGAATTATTACAGTACGAGGACGTATTAAAAGCGGAAAAAGGACTATTAATCATACAGAGAAATGGGTTCCTCAAAAAGAAAAAAATATTTTTTCAACAACAATATCTGGAACATGTGACTACTGCGAAATATATAACTCAGGAGAAATGATATTTCTTGATTACTGTCCTTCTTGCAAAAAATGGAATGTATTATCAAAAAATAAAGAAAAAATAGTATGTAATTCCTGTATGACTACATACTGTCATAATTGTGGTCATAATGAAACAAATACAGATGGAAATTTATGGCCATACGAATCAAATTATCTTGAAGTTACAACAACTGCGTGTCAATATTGTGATAATATATTACCTACTGATAAAACAAAACAATATGCTAATTATTGTCCTAATTGCAAAACCTTCCAAACACTAAATGTTATAGATTTTGAAACTAATACAGGTCCTACAAATAAAATAGAATGTTCATCTTGTAAAACAACATATTGTACAAATTGTGGAACACAACAAGAAGAATATAAACAACAGAAATTTAATGATAATATAGTTTATTATGATGATTATATAAAAAAAATGAACAAATTACGATTTATAAAGGAGAATCAAAATGGTTGAAGTGCAAATTTATGATGGAACAGATGTATTATCAAGATTGTGGGATAATTTAATATCTTCAGGAATGGTAAATCGTAGAATAGACAGTACAAGAATTGGTTTAGTGTTTTCTGCGATTGCAACAGAATTAAGTGTTGCAATTAGTTTAATAGAATCTTATTTAGGACAATTTACATTACAAACATGTACCGATAAAGTTTTAGTAGAAAATATGGCACGTTTGTTTGTCGTACGAAGATTAGCAAGTAAATCTAAAGTTGTATTAACTTTTTATAGAACAAATGGATATGAAAGTAGTGTAAGAATACCAGCTGGTTTTGCTGTACAATCAAATGAAGATAGTAAAATAATATTTAAAACTATACAAGATGTGTTTTTATGGAAAGGAGTTGAAGAAACATCTGTTTTAGCTTATTCTATTCAATCTGGTTCAGAATATAATATCAACGCAGGAGTATTAACTGAATTTGAAGATAATGGATTTAATGCATATATTGGAGTTATCAATTACGAACCATCATACGGTGGATATGATGATGAAGATATCGAAGACTTAAGAGGCAGAGCTAGTGGTTTTAGATACGAAAGAGATGGAACAGTAGCCGATATTCAACGACAATTAATGTATGAAGGATACACTTATGACAAATGGAGCTTAATTGAACCAGAAGATGAATACGGAACATATACAATATGTATTGATACAGATGCCGAAGAAGAATTCCAAGATATTCAAAATATATTATCATACAGACACATTCCCGGAATAACTCAAGTATTTAAAAGAGCAACTCGTTTATATGTTGATATGAATATTCTAGTGCATACAACAGGAAATAAAGATTATACAGCGGCAGAAAAAGATGAAATGTATTCTATCGTTAATGAAGAAATTCAAAGATTTTTTGTTTCTAATTGTACATTAGGACAAAGTTTAAATGTTAGAAATTTAAATGCAGCTTTAATAGATGCATTAGTAGGATATCAGGTTACTTCAGTAGATATATTATTTGATGATGGAGTAACACTTACAGGAAATTGGTTAAAAGTTGGTAATCAAACTAGAATATATCCTAATAAAATAATTACAGTAATAAAATATGAGGGAGATTATGTCAACGAAACAGTGTAATAGAGAAATTATACAAACAATTACATCAGACATTGATGAAACAAATTCCAATCTTGATGATGATATTGTTGCTTGTAATAATATTCTTGAAAATCCTGATATGGTTGATTATTTGACAAAAAAAGACCAACAACATTTTTTAGAAAAAACCAATCTCAAGCCATGTGATGATTTATGGTTAATAGCAAATGAAGAAGCTCTTTGGCAATGTATAATAGGAGAAATCAAAACTCCATATGGTGAATTGTCAAATTCGATAGGACAAGCGGACTATGGATGTAAAATTTGGAATTTAATAGGTGAGCCATTGGATTCTCTGGTAATCAAAGAATATGAATCATATCTGATAGAAACATGTCTTAAATATCCAGAAGTAAACAATGTAATTGGAATAGAAACAGAAATAGGCGACAGAGATTCCTTGCTTAGTTTCTTAACTATAGACAGCATTTATGGTGTATTTGATGGTGTAGCACACATACCGATGGCACACATCAGTAACAAAAATTGGAGACCAGCACAAAACACAATCTTATCTCAATAATTTTCATTTAAATATATTAGAAAATATATGTTTATTAATTATTTTTTTTGAGGTTTTCAATGAAATATTCTGATGTTCATATAGATAATAATTTCGTCGGCAATATGCGAGGTACATCATGGACCGCATTATTTCCACGTTGGTACATGGAAGACAACTTTATAAAATCAATTGGAAAAGAAATTGAATATATAAAGTCAAAAGCTATTTTTAAATTACTTAATATTGGAGTTAAACCTCCAGTAATGTTATGGCAAACTTCATTAACACATAAAAAATATACTATAAAAAAAACTATAAAAACATTTGAAAACCATGAATTAGATAATAAAATCAAAACAAGAGCTCCATTATACAAAACATGGGGAACAATAAAAATAGTTAATCATGGTGAAGAGCTAAATAATTTACAAATTTTCTTTAATGAAGAACATGGAATATCTATTAATGAATTTATAGATACAAATGATATTATTTTTATAGATATTGAAAATCAAAAATTTTATCTTAATGATAATGAAATTGATGTTATTAAATATGGAAATGGAATGCCATATTTTATTCCAAGTAGAAATAACGAAATATATCAAAAAGGAACCCCATTACATAATGAAGCTTTATTTATTATTTTTTCATCAAATGATGATGTTACACATGTAGAATTAGAAACAGAAACAATTTTAAATAATGTGGTTTTCGAAAATGAGCAAAATATTGAAATAACTTCACTAGAATTATTACCTTTAAAAAAAATAGTATTATATGCAGAATATGATTTTCCTCATAACAAAAAATATAATGGAATAAAACAAGTATATAAAAAAGTATATGAAGAAAGAACAAATGTTGTAGCTGATATGATTACAACACAATTTTTTACTAAAAAATTTTATGTAGAAGTATACTTTAAAGACCTAGACCATCCATATGTTGTTGGATTTCCATGTTATAAAGATGCAGACCCCGGTTCACCATACCATGTTAATACAGAACTAGATAGTTTGGGAGAAATCTTAGAATTACAAAGAAGAGATTATAAGACAAATATTCCAGAAGAAGATTATCCATTTACTTTTCCAGATTACTATCCTTTTGATGTCGAACAAGATTATTGGTATTATCAAAGATTAGTTAATGAATATGCGTGGAATGATGGTGCTATTAACAGAGTAGACATAAAAGACACAGAAAATAACACAATAATGCATCTTCATTCTATAAATCCTTTTATAGAAGATTTTGTAGTATATGCTAATTCTACATACCCAAAAGATATTGAAGGAGTAAATTATAATGAATATCTTCCATCTTTTATATATCAAGATGTAGATGATGATAGAAATGTACAAACATCATTTCAAGATACACACCATTTATTAAGAAAAGATGACAATTTTGCATACAACGTATTACATAATAAATCAGATAATTATATAACATACGAAGGATACAAATCCAAAGAAATGGGACTTTATTTTGATTTATCAAATATTCCAGATAATGTTAATATAGACGGATTTGAAATAATAATAGATACAGAATCTACAGATAATTCAGTTGAAAAATATAATGATAATAGAACTCGATTACAAATAGCAAATAACAAAGAATTATCAGGTTTCTTAAAAGAATCTGGACACTATGAATTAAGAAGAAAAAATATTATCTATGGAGATAAAAAAGATTTATTTGGATTAGAAGTTATCCCACAAACTAATAATTATGTAGAACAAAAAATATTAGTTGGAAGTTTTACTGCTAAATCCGGAGAAAGATTTAAAATACCATTTGAATATTACGAAGATTATGATTTAGACAAAGACCTAGAAACGAATAATATTATTGATAAATTTGATGAATTAGATTCAGACGACATCATTGTAGATGGACTACAAGATGTTATGATATTCTTCTACAACACAGATGATGAATGCGTAGGAACAACAAAAGCCACATATCACATAGCAACAAAAGACGACATTAAGCAACGTTACTTGCTTGCTGAAGATTATCCTTTAGAACCAGTATCATCAATGAATATTGTATCCACACAAGGAAACAAACATGCATTTAACATTGAATTACCTGTAGAATCAAGAATCAACAGAGACAACACTATAACAAGTGATGTACGCTCAAAATACTTCCACCCAAAAGGATACGAAGGTGACTTAGCTTATTTATTACGTAATTACGGTCTTTATTTCATATATACTTTAACAAATGATAGCACAACAAATTCATCATCAATACTTATACACAATATATTACTAAGAGTATACTACTCGCCAAAAAAAGAAAAACTACTATTAGAAACCTCATTCGAAAAAAAGAAAGAAAAAAATGATAACGATTATGCACTAGGCAAACTACACATATATGTTGAAAATATAGGAGAAAAATCATATCAATCAGATGTAGATATAATTTGCCCAGATAATTTAATACTATCAAAATATCATTGCGATGTTGATTTAGAAGTAGGAGAAAGTTTCGAAGAAACCATAGATGTATCATATAATATATCCGTAGATAGAGCAATGATAGATGGTCAATATGATATTATCACAATATGTGATGACCTTGAAAGTGTTGAAACTGTTAAAGTTAAAACATTAGGTGAAAACTACACAACAACATCAACAGAATCTAAAATGTGTTTCATAGATAGAGACACAGAATTAATCGCTCAAGTAACAAATATAGATAATGAACTAACGAACGAAGGAAGTGTAGAATTCAGAATAAATGGATACAGAGTTGGAGAAGGATACGTTGTTAACGGAGAAGCCACAATAACTATGCGTCCAATCAATTATGAATTCATAAGAACAGGAGCAAATGATTTAGAAGTTATTTATTCAGGTAGCCAAAAATATAATATGTCCAGAGGATATGCAGTTCTATGGATAAATAAAAACAAAACAAAAATCACATTAGACATACCAGATGTATTAGTCCAAAGATACGAAAGTATAACTACAATTAGAGTCGTATATATTGATGAAAACGGAGACGAAATTCCAATGCCAGAAGGAAATGTTTCTTTATTCATTGAAGATGAAGAAATGTTCACAGCAACTCTCAACAATGGAGAAATATCAGTTCCATTCCAACCATCATACAATACAGGAAAAGTAATCGCAAAAGCAGTATATGGCGGAACAGATATATATCCACCTGCCGAAGTAACGAAAGAAGTAAACATCATAGGTGGAGATGTAAAACTAACAACACCAGATATCAAAGCAAGACCAGACCAAAAAATAACTTTAACAACATATGTTTATGATATGCATGATAATGAAATGCCATATGGATTTATAGACTTCACAATCAAACAAGAAGACGAAATAATTTACGAATATAAAAATGCACCAGTTTATGGTGGAAAAGCACAACATCAATACAGAATACCTTCAAATGCAATATCATTATTTGATGAAGATGATGAAACAGAATATGAAATGATATCATCATATCATAGCGAAATTGATGGCGAAATAGAAACAGATTCATACTCTCATATACATATAGCTCGTGAAGAAGTACGACTTATATATCACTTCACTAATTTTGTTTATTCGAACAAGGAACCATTAGGATTTTATATAGAAGTACTAAATAAAGAAACAGGTTATCCAGTTGATAGTGGAGTGGTTACAATATCAATTCCAAATTTAGGGATAACAATTCAAGAAAAAATTGATGAGCAAGGAACATTAAGAGCCATATATAGTCCACTAGAATTTTCATCAGTACAATGGAATGAATTATTCCATACAGAATTTACTTTTAAAGATAATGAATTATATAATAGTGTTAGAAATGCATTAAAAGCCAAATATAAAGATGCAGATTTATATTTTGAAAATGATTTATATCCTGAAGATGGTAAACCACAAAAAATTGATTTTAGACTTGATGATAATAATAATTTATGGTTTATTAATACAGAAACAGAAGATTTTGAACACATATATGCTAAAGACACAGAAGATGGACGTCATGTATTTATAAGAACATCTGATGATGTTAAACGATATTTTGATGAGGGAACTCATAATATATTTATTACTTATGTATCTGATTATGAATATAAAAAACAAAATATAGAATCAAAAATATATATTAACAATTCAAATATTAATGTAGACATTCCTCAACTTAATTTAACATATAGTGATACAAACAATCAAATAACCGCTTACATAACTCAATATGAAGAACAATTAAATGATA